CCATAGAGCCCTGCGCCAATGCCGCCCGCCACGGTGCCGGTGATCAGGCGTGCCGGCAGTGTGCCTGCGCTCGTGGCTCCAAATCCCGGCGTCAAGGCACCGCCGACGAATTGTCCGGCCAGGAAAGCGCCAGGATGCTGTTCCTGCGCCAGCCGCTGATCGTCGAGGACTGATTGGCGACCGCGCTCGAAAGCGGCGCGCGCTTCGGGATCGGGATGATCTCCGAACAGTCGAGCCAAGCCTTCGCCGATCGATTGTAGCCCCGGCGCTTCCTGCGGCATGGCCCGGAGTGCTGTTTCTTCCTCAAGCTGTTGCGGGCTCTTGCCAGCGTTCCCGGCTTCATTCAGGCCCGCAAGGGTCGGCGTCAGTCCGAAAGTCGCGGCATCGATAGCACCGCGCCCTGCCGCTTCGGCTGTGCCGATATCGCGCGTCGGCGCTTTTGGTGCCGGCGGCTGATAATCCGGCAGCGCGTCCCAGGCATTCTTATAAGCCGACTGCGGCCGCACCGTGATGGTCAAGTGCCCGCTGGGATCAACCGTTACATCCGGCGATGAAGGTGCGCCTACGCTACTATCCGGGGACGATACGGGCGCCGGTGGCGCATAGTCGGGAAGGCTGTCCCATGCGTTCACGGCTTGCGGCATGACAGACCTTCCTCATTGAACAGGAACGGCGGGAGGTGTGTTCGGTATCATCTTGTAGCGGCCGTCCGGTGCACGCATGGCATCTCCGGGTTTCAGTCCCATGGCTTTCGTCCACGCCATGATCTTTTCGGGGCTATTGAGGGCCGGCGGAATGGATGGCGCACCCAACAATTCCGGGTGGCTCATTTCATCTTTGGTGAATAGCGGATTGGCCTTCATCCAATTCGCGAGCTGCCTATCAAACTTCGGATCGAGATGGCCGTGCGTGGTAATGTAGTCGCGCGCCATTTCGGCCACCCGCGACGAGAGATTACCCATGCGCGAGGAGACTTCGACGAGGAAACGATTGCCACCAAGCGTATTGGCAAGCGCCGGCGCAGCCTTCTCCACCAAAGCGATCTGTTGCGCGAAGATGCGGTTCGATGCGCCGCCGGCCTCTATGAGCTGATCGCGTTGCGTGTTGATCTGACCGAGCACGCTGGAGGCGGTCACCTTCTGCAACGCTTCCTGCAACATGGCAGCGCGCTGGTCACCGAACATCGCACGAATGCGATTGAAGTTTAGCGCCAAGTTCGCGCCGGTGCCGGTATACATGCTCGGATCGTTGAGCACCGAGCGCGAGATATCGAGATAAGGCCTCAGATCGCGCTCGTACTGCGTCGCCGCTGCCTGAATTCCGTTATAGGTCTTTTGCGATTGCGTGACTTCGTTCTTGAGTTCTTCGCCGCGCTGCGTTGCGCCACTCGCGAGGTTTTTCTGCTCCGGCGTCGGCGACAGCACTTGCTGGTATTCATCGAATAGCTGCTTGCGGCGCGCGTCGTAACTGTCCGCCTGTTTTTCGTATTGTTGCGCCATGGACGGATTGAAACCGGCGATGGACGCGGCCGCGGCGCGCGCATTGGTCGATGCCTGCGACAACCGCTGCATCATACCAGGATACTGCGCATAAGGAATGCCAGCAGCGCCGGTACCTGTCGGCGCGCCTTGCGGCTGCGCAACGGGGCCTTGCGGTACGATCCCCGCTGATGGAGAAGCCGTCTCGGTTCCGCCAGGACCGGCCGGTGCCGGTGCGCCCGAATTGCCGGTGGCGGGCAACGTCTTGACACCCCCGCCGCTGTCGTCTGCGGGAGACGCCTGCGCAGTGCGCGCCATAAACCGTCGCGCCTGCGTCACCTGTTGCGGCGTCAACGGATCATCAGCGCGTACGCCCAATGCTGCGGCATAGCGCGGGATCATAGCCGAAACGTCGCGGCCGCCGAAGGTCTCGGTCGCCACGCTGCGCAGCGTATCCGCACCATTGTTGTCAGTGCCAGCGGATGATAGGACCGGCTGTTGCGGCGCTGCGCCCGGCCCGCGAATATTGGATGGCCCCGACGCGCCAGGTACCGCTGTCGCGCTGCCCGAAGGCGCATTTCCCGACGGCGCTCCGCTGATGCCTTGATCGATCGCCTCGATATTGCGACCGGCCTGCGTACCGGCGTCGCGCGCCATTAGGAATTTGAGCAAGTCTTGCGCATAAGGCGCGCCGCCCAAACGAACCAGCGTATCGGTCGTGGCATTCACATCGACACTGCCGTCCTGATTGCGCGGCAGGCCGTTCGGAAACGCATTCTGCAATGCCAGCGTGCGCTGACTTTGCTGTCCCTCAAAATATGTCTTCGGCATGTTCGCCAGCGGCGCGAAGTTCAAGAGCGGCGCGGCAAAGGAAGCCGGGGCTGGCGCATTGCCGACCATGAAGGACGAAGCGGAATCCATTTCAATATAACCCGGAGGTCAGATTATTGGCGCCGGCGAGAGTGCCAGACGTGAGATCGAGCGGTCCGGGCGTGGTCTGATAGTTTGATGGAGAGGACGCTGGCCCGGATGTGCCAGATAGCCAACGGCGTAGGCCTTGGCCGAAATTGAAGACGGCATTTGGTTGCTGCTGTTGCAGCGGAATGTTGTTATTCGGTGCGGGTGCAGGCTGCGTGGGCTTCTTTTGGTTGCCCGATAGAACAGAAAAATCCAAAAGTGGAGCGCCGTAACTTGGTGTGCCGACAACAACGAACGGATTATCCGCCATTGGCGCTTCCGGATTTCGCGGGCGACTTCCGCATCGTCAATGCTTTGTCGATCGCGTCGGCAAGCGACGCCATCGCATCGTCGCTGCCGCGCAAATGCGCGGTGATGACGTTGCGCGAGATGACTTGTTCCTTATCGCCACTGATAGCGGGTACGCGGCAATTGGCGGCCAGTTCGATCTGCACGACGCCGCCGATCAGGCCGAAGGTCACGACGCCATCGAAATAGACGAAGGGTGCCTGATCGGAGCCCTGAACGCTTACGGCCGTTTTGGTTTTCTCGTTCATGCGGCGAATCTCTCCAATCCTTCGGCATATCCATTACGCCGCGATGGAACTGACGAGGGAGAAAACTTGCGCAGCGCGGCGGCGCGGTCCGTCGCCTTACGGTAGTCGACGGTTTTGAGCGTGCCATTCTGATGCACCGCTTCGGGCGTCCGCTTTTCGACTTCTTGGGCAAGTAGCCCGATTTGATGGCGCGGGTCGCCTTTGTAGCGATAACGATAGACGGCTTGGCCGTCATGCAATTCGCCAATTTTCTTGATGTCTTCTTTGGCGCGACGGTCGGAAACGAAACCGAGGAGCCCACTGCCAAGGTTCATGCCGGCGTTCCAGATATTCGCCGAAGCGTTCAGTGCGGCAAGATCGGCATTGGCGTTGGCGTTGCCGATGGAGGTCTGCGCACCATAGGCGGCATTCCCCTGCCCCATAAAGCTATTGTTCAGCGCCGTGCCGAGCCCACTGTAGAGGTTTCCGACGCCACCTGCGGAATTCGTCGAATAGCCGAGATAAGGCTGCAATTGGCTGACGTAATTGTTGTACGTCGTTCCGGCAAGACCTTGGTTGAACTGCGAAAGAGCGAGTGCCTGATTGCCAGAATTCAGCGTGCCATTGGCTGCCGCCGCCGCGTTGATCGCGTTGTTGCCCTGCTGTTGTTGGAATTGATAGCCCGGCGTGTTTTGCAGCGTCTGCAGCGCCGTCTGCGAGCCATTTGGGCCATTTAGGCCGAGCACGTTGCCAAGCTGCGTCGTGCCGGCTTGCGATCCGGAGTAGTTTTGCAGAAACGGCGCCAGGCCGGCCGTAAAATTGGTCGTGAGCGCATTTTGGCCTTGGCCGTAGAGCTGCGAAAGCTGGCCATAGCCGGCATTAATGCCCGCGATCTGCGCATTCGCGGCGTTCTGTTGCGCGTTGGTATCGAAAATATCGAACAGACTCATGAGACGCGCACCATCACCTGTGAACCGTTTCTGTAGAGTTGCCCGATATTGACGCCTGCGGTCGCAGCCGCCGCGTCATTGGCGGCGTTCGTCAGTGTGCTGACGTTGCCGCCCGCGAGCGCGGCCACGAGCGCATCAAATTTGGCCAAATAAAGCGCGAGCGCTTGCTGTCCTTCGTTGGTAAGCCATACAAGGCTCGGCTGCGGGAGCGGCCCTTTGTTCGGCAAGCTCATGCGCCGACCTCGCGCGGATTACTTGATTGCGTACCGCCCAAAAGGCCGACATAGACCGGATCAGTCACGTCAAGCCGCCAACGATCCCCCATCGGACCGGACAGTCCCATGTGCTTGACGGAAGCGCGCATGCGCCTTCCCTTCCCTTGCAAGCCAAGCGCGCGAACGAGCGGCATGCCCCAGCTCACGCCCCCATTTTTGCTGGAAGAAATCGCGACTTGCGGATTGATTGCATTCGGCGGCGACGTGACATCGATCGCAGTGCCGCCGCTCACATAGGCGTTCTTGAACTGCGTGCCCTGCAGCTCGATATGAGTGGCGTCAATGACGGTAATCGGGAACGTGCCGTTGGCTTCCGTCGTACCGGTGACGCCGGCAACGATCGCGGTATCGTTGGTTTTGGCTTGGACCGTGGAGTTGACGGTGAGCCGCACCACACCGTTGTTGCCGGATGCGGCGCTCAAAACGATCATCTGAAAATTGCCGACTGCGATCCCGACGCCCATATCGAAATCGAAGTCTGCGCGCGCGATCTTGATGCGACCGGGGAAATTCTTCACCGGGCCGCTCTCGATTCTGAACAATTGCACCGTGCCGTTTTCGGTGTAGTTCTGATCATCGAGGAACAGAAGATTGCCGCTCTGTTCGTCCCCTACGAGCCATTTGTTGAAGGCCGGATGACCGCCGGTCGCGCGCCAGCGGCCGTAGATGCCCGCGCTGGAGAGTGAATAGCGTTCGTTCCATCGCTTGGACGAGAGATTGAACTCCCAACTCCACGCTGGAGACGACAGATGCCAGAATTTTTTGCCGGCGAAGGCATAACAGCCCGCTTCCAAAAGATTGCCGGCGCGCACTTGTGCTTCAATCGCGCGGTCAACATCGGGAGACGAGACTTTGATCGGCGCAAGCGATCCGGCTGTCATCCAATAGACGCCGTAGTCTTGCGCGACCCATAGAAGTTCGGAAAAGCCGGTTTCCCATCCGGCGATGGCGGCCGGTTGAATGAGACCCTTTTCCAGGACGACGAGCCGTGCGTAAGGAAAGGCCGGTGCCGGATTAGCCGCGTCCTGCCATACCTCGCAAGAGCCGGTCGTGAACAACAACAAAAGGCCGGAGAACGGAATGCCACGCAGCAACGTAACATCGCTTTTGGCTTGGCACGTGATGAAAGTGAGCGTGTTCTGTGTCAACAGATTAAGCGATGACGCATAACATTGGCCCGAGGCGATAGTGAAGAAGAAATAGCCATCCTGAAAGCACACGGAGTTCGGTTGCGGCAGATTGCCGCCGCCGTTGTAGGCCGTCGGAGTGCCATTCCAGACGCCGACGACGCCGGTGCCACCGCTCAATTGCCCCGTGGAAGGATTGAACGTTACCGTTTCATTGCCGGTGCCCCCCACCGCTTCTTGCAACGTCGTAGAATTGCCGATGACGCCTTGATGACTGATTGTGATCACGGCACTTGCGACAGCGGCCGAAATGTTCGCGGCCGAGAGTGTAGCATTACCATTGATGAGTACGGCCAGCCCAGCGGCGACTGTTGCCGCGGAGGCGCCGGCACCTAACGTGTATTCCACCGTCACCGGCAATCCGGTGACATTGACATTGGTGAAGGTCAGCGAAACCGTGTCACCTGAATTGAATGTTGTGCCGCCGATCGTGACAGTAGCTGTCGCCGGCTCGACCGTGATCGCCTGCAACACGAAGGCACCGTTATCGACATCGACAGCCACGACGTTCGGCGTTGGCGCTGCTTGGTCGCGGGCGATCGATATTTTCTTGGTACCGGCAAGATTGCCGAGGCTCGTCACACTGCCATTGATGTCGATTGTCGAGGCGTTGTTCTGCCATGCCTCGAAAGACAGATTGTTGACGATCAAGCCGCCGCGATAACCGCTTTGTTGAGTAGCGGCATGCTGCGACAGGCCGGGCGAGCGCCGCCAAACCTGCAATGCCGGCCCCGTGGGCTTTTGCAGCTCACCCAATGGTTCGGCGTAGCAGTTTATCAGTCGGCCGGCGCTTTCTTGCGGATTGGCGCCGGGGAAGGACGACAGCGGAAAAGGAATTGGCGCGGGTGGCAGCATGGCCATTGTCAGAAATATTCCGTAACCGCGGGCTGTCCTGTTGGGCGCCCGCGCATCATCGCCCGCAATGACTTTGCGGCGGCACCGTAGCCGACATCGATGCCATTCACGCCGCCCAAGCCCTTATTGATGAGCCTGACATAATCGTCGGCCGTGACGCCGAATTTCGTGGCGCACTCCCCGGTAACGATATCGGCAAGATCGGAGAACCATGCACCGGGAATATTGTTCGGGTCCGCGACGTAGACGATTTCGAGCGCAGCGATCTTGCGGAAGATGCTGTCGAGCTTTTCGCTGACGTAGTTGAAATCTTCCGGGTCGATTGGTTGGCCGGCGTCGAGCACGCCCAGGTTGGCAAGCGCCTCCGTGACAAGATCAGTCGAGGTGCGGTAGGCGCCAGTCATGACTTCGCCTTACGAGAGCGCGCCGGTTAAGCCGCAGCCGGCGTTACTTGCTCGCGGCGCGCTTCGAAGAATGGCCGCAGATAGGCGATATCGGTATCCTCGACGCCGCATTTTTCGCGCAAGGTTTCTTCGGCCTCCCAGCGCGCGTCCATCGCGGAAGCCGCCGTGGAGGCCGCAATCCAAGAAATCGCATAGCCGCGATATTCGTCCGGTGTGGTGGGAACGCGCGCCGCGCCCATCTTGTGCATGAACGGCGCCTCGCCGTTGACGGAGAACTTATGGTTCTGCCGCGCCAATTCGAGCATCGGAATGCGGCGCTCGACCGCGCGGGTGATGATCGAGCCGTCCGGCTGCTTGATCTCTTCACGGATTGGTACAGCGACGGTGTGCTTGGCGCTCACTTTGACCGGTACATAAGCTTTGAACTCAAGGCCATTCCATTTAGTGCGCGCGGGATCGCCTTCGCCGGGATGATAGGTGATCTCGTCGACGGTCTCGGCAGCTTTTGCCTGCGTCTGTAGCTGCGCTGCCGTCGGCTTGTCGCCGGCACCCGTCTTGGCCGTCGGCTTATCGTTCTCTGCCATGGGATCGATCCTTATTGAGAAGGGAAGAAAAAAGCGCCAGTCACAGAGGAAGCGAACTGGCGCACGGCGCAAGCGGCGCGTGTCGCCACGCCGGGCGCCGATCTCACAACGGGCGCAAGCGCCCTAAAAACCGCTGGGTTTGGCCGTCACGAAAGCGATGGTCAAAGGGGTAGAAGTCGGCGGCTTGCCCGAGCCGATCCATGGAATACAAAAACCGCTCGGCGTGACGCCAACCATCGGCATAAAGCCATTCGGCCGCGAGCAAACGCCCCGCCAAAATCAGGCAGGTTGCGAGCAACGTGGCCCGCGCACAATAGCCCCATCGCCGCGGTGCATGGTTCGTGTAGGGGAAAGGCAAAAAGACACTCCACGATCAACGCGATCAGCATGAGAGCTGCCGTTGTGCCTGCTGCGGCACGCATAAGGATGGCCGTGAAGGCAACGAGCAAACCGGTGCCGACGATGCCGCATTCGAACGCCGTCTCGAGGAGTTCGTTGTGCGCGTGCTCGAAGTGAATGCCGGCTACCGGCTGCGGGGCTGCCATCCAATAAGAGCCGAGCCCATAGCCGCGCACGCTCAGATGTGCGAGTACCGCGCGCCAAATCTCAAGGCGCTGTTGCGCGCTCGCAAACGCATCGGGCCGAAAGTAATAAAGCACCGTGATAGCGACGGCAGCGCTCAGCGCCAATCCCAGCGCGAGTGGCAGGTTCTTGCGCGTTTGCCGCAACATGAAAGGAACGATAAGCGCCAGCACGGCACTTCGGCTTTCGCCGATGACGACGCCGGGCAACGCCAGCGGTAGTAGCCACCATAATCGTTCCCCGATCAGGCCAACGCTTATCAGCGCGGCAGCTTCTGCAAAAAGCAACGGGTTGACGAAGAGACCAGGCATGCGTGTGCCAAAGGCAAGATCGGGCACCACGGCAACGCCGCGAAGCTGGAACGTCGCGATGATGCTGGACATGCTCAAGCCCAATGCCGCTCCGATCAGCAATGGCCGCATGTTCACAATGTGAACACCGACGCAGAAAGCTGCGCTCAGCACGATCAGCTTGAAACCCGCTCCCATGGTATCGGGAGGCGAATAAGACCACGCGTAAGTGGCAAGAGCCCACAGCCCGAACGCGCCGCCGACGCCGTGTGCCAGTGTGATCCGTTGCGCTGGCAAGAACCACAAGGCGAGCGGCAAGACCGTGGCCAAGAGAGCCCAACGCGGCGACGTAGCCGGTCCGGAAATACCGGGCCAGTAGCAAACCATGAGCGCTGCGCCAAAAGCGCACAAAAAAGACCGGGTGACACGACCTGCGCTATTCTCGCTCGTCATGTGACGAACGGCACTTGGTGCCATCCCGGAATTCACGCGATGGCGGCGGCACGCCAATCGGTGGTACCGCCAGCCTCGTTCGGAACGGGAATGAAAATTGCGCTTTCGCCAGTGGGGATCGAAAGCGAAGCATTGGCGCTCCCGTTCAAATTCTCGCCCGCTGCGCAATAGACTTTGATGGTCTGTCCGCTGTCGTTGATGACAAAGCAGTAGTTGGGCGCTTCTTCAGACAAGATGGATTTGAGCACCAAGCTGCCGTTGGCGACGGCTTCTTTGACGCGCACGGCGCGCCAAAGCATTGGTTGTGCGATCAATTGAGCACTCGCCGGGCCAGCGGATACGTCCATCACCGGCATGCGCTCATTGCCGAGAGCGAACAAAAGCGCGACATTGATCGTAGTCACGGCGCTAACCTCCCAGGCAAAAATGAAGAAGCGGGGTGCTACAGCCCGCTTCCTTTGGCGACGATGTGCGTTAGCATGCGCCCGCAGTGGACCCGAGCGGAACCTGCGTGCAGGTGCCATCGTTAGGCGGCGTGTAGTCGAGGATGACGATGGCCTGCCCTTGGGTCGCCACGGCGCCGGTTTGCGCGTAGGTGGCCCACAGGTCGAAGCCGCCATCCGTTCCAGTCGGCGTCGCGCTGTTGCCGGTTACGCCAAGTCCAAAGCCGGCGAGAGCGGTCGTGGTGACGCTGGCGGACGCGCTCGTATGGATGCTTGTCGCCGCCATAATGTTGCCGGTGCTGCCCGACGCATTGTTGGTACCAAGCGCAATGGTATCGGTGGTGCCGGAATTGAACGTCGTAACTGGATAGACGACGACGCTGCGAACGAAAGAATTGTAGGGCAACGCGCCGACTTTGACCGAGCACGTTCCGGACGCGAGCACGCAGCCTTGGCCGTTGATGGAGCCGAGGGCGACGTTGATCCGGAAGAAATGGGTCACCTGTTCGCCGAACAGGCGCGGAGCGAAGGTCGGTGGAATGGTGAGGGCGAAGGCAACGGTCGTCGCGACGAGCACGCTGACAAGCCCCAGCACGATTACGCGCATATTACGCAGATTGCGCATGACTGATCCTTTCAGGATGGAGGGATGAAGACAGCGAAGCGCGAAGCTTCGCTGTCTCGGTTTGTCAGGGTGCTTAGCTGTCGTTCGCCGAAGCGAAGAAGCCGGTGAAGACGCCCCACTCCTTGTAATTCCCCGCGGGGTTGAGTTTGGCGATCTTCTTGAGCCCATAGGCCATCATCACGCCGACGCCGCGGTAGAACTGGTAGTCGTCTTCCTTGAGGAAGGTCGGCACCGGCATGCGGCCCCAGCACCATGCCATGGCAGACTGGCCGCACATGAACACTGGAGCGATCTGGATGTTGCTGGAGCCCGCCGTCTGATAAGTGACCGGCAGCCGAACATCCATCTCGGGAATTTCCCGGATGATGATGCCGTTATAGAGAAGGTCGCCGTCTTGAAAGAGCGGATTTTTGTCGAGCCCATCGCCTTCGCGCGGCCGCGCTTGCGTATTGGCCGTAATGATGGTGGAATCGGCTTGCAGATCGCGGAAGCAATTCGGTCCTACGAACACCACGAAATATTCGCGGCTGTTCTTGAGCTTATAGGGACGAATGCGGGGGTTGGCCTTTTTGGCAAGACGCTTCATTTTCAGAAGCGCGGTCGCCGACAGTGTCATGGCCGACGTGATGTTGGCGCAAGAGCCAGAGAAATTGCCGGCGACCAGGTTGCCTTGGGCACCCCCAAACAACACGCGATCGGCGTTGTCGGTCGTCCAGGTATTGCGCTGCGCCGCGGTGGCGGCGTCGAACAGAGCGCCGTTGACGCGTTGACCATTGACGGTGCCCAAGCCAGCGGGTGCCGTCGAGGCAAGCGGAATGGCGTAGAACGCGTCGATGATCTCGTCGCGTTGCAGCTCCTTGCCCCAATCTTCCAAAAGCGGCCGCGCTTGGCCGAAAAGGTCGATCGAGCTTTTTTGCTCTTCCGACTTCGGCAGTTTGACGGCGTTGCGCGCCCAATCGATCCAGGCTCGATCGCCGTAGTTATCGATCGATTCCTCGTTACCAACGAGGGTACCAGTCGCGATCGGTTGTCCCTTGAGGCGTGCGATCAGCGGAATGTTGATCTGTTCGCCGCCGTTTTTCAGATCGTTGATGACGCGGATGATCGCAGTCATCTCCGAACCGATATACGGCGAGAACAAGTTCTGGCGGATGTATTCCCGCGCGACTTCCTTGCGGAAGACGATCAGCTTGTTGTTGACTTGTACGGTAGTGACGGCCATGGCCTGTCCTTTCAGGTCACGGCTGAGCCGAGCTTAGCGACAATCGGCGACGGTCAGGCCGGGAAGCGCCTTAGCGGCGCGTGGCGAAGCGGAAAACGCCCTCATCGGTATCGTCCATCATCTCCGGATCGCTCGCCTGTTGGCGTTGACCGCCGCGGGTGGCGTTCAGAGAAGGTGGTTGAGGCCGGCGAAGTTGTTCGGGAAGCCGCGTTTCATGGCGCGCGGGGAGCCGTTCACGGGATTGCGGACGCGCAGCATTGCGCGAAGGCAATAAGCCGAGCGAACGAGCGATGTTTGTGCGGAAATCCTCGGCGCCGTTGTCCTCGAACCAATCGAGGATCGCTTGTCCGGTGTCTGCCGCATTGATCAGTCGTTGCACGGTAGTTTGGTTGGCCGGATCGCGCGGATCGAGCGCCATGATGGCGTCGTAAGCCGCACGAAACTCAAATCCCCGTTCACCGCTGGCGGCGCGCTGGAGATTGTCGTTCAGACGGTCTTCGCGTTCCTGCCGCTGTTGCTCGCGGAAGTCAGTGAACCGCTGCTCGATCTTGGCGTCGGCCTTTTTCTCGGCCTCCTCCATGACCCAACGTTCGTAGCCTTCCGGATCAGCGAACATATCCGGCTTTTGCTTCTTCTCGACGGTCTCAGGCTTTGGCACCGGCGCATTGACGCGGGCGGAAATCTCGGTCAAGCGACCGTTCATTTCTGCCATCTGTCGCCGCAGGTCGGCATTCTCGCTTTCCACGGCCCGCCGACGCTCGCGCTCTTGACGCAAGGGTATGTGACGGCGGTCCTGCGTAGGCTGGAAACCTTTGCCGCGCTCGAAATGACCGAGGTTTTCGGACCGATCGTCGCCGTCGGCGTCTTCCGCATCTTCGCCCTCTTCGGGCGTCTCTGCATCTTCGCCTGCGTCGTTTTCAGCGCCTTCTTCCTCGTCGCCGTCCTCTTCAGCGCCTTCCTCTTCGTCGAGGTCGTCGCCTTCGAGCCCTTCACCCATCTCTTCGAGCGAAGTATCGGCGTCGTTGTCGAGCGGTTCGTCGCCAAGAGCATCACCGAAGATTTCGCTCTCGGTGTTGGCGACGGCCTGATTGACGTCGAGTTGAAATTCCCGTTCGGTTCTCTCGTTAGAACTGGCCATGAATGATGCTTCCTGTTTCTCGGTATCGTCGAGAAAGACGAAACGCCCGTTGAACCGCCGGCGGCGCAGTAAGGCCCGTGTCGTGGGCCGAACGAAGCGTGCGCAAAGGAACGCCGCACGCAAATGCGTCGCATCGTGTCGTGATGCTGACGAATTAGAGGCTCTTTAAATCGGAGCGACCGGTGCCGACGGAGTGGCTATGGACACGTCCGGCTTGCCGGGGGACACACCAGGCGATGCACGATCCGGCTGTGGTGCGTTGGTATTGCCTTGGACCGTCAAATAATCGTCGCGTACGATATCGGCGAGCGTGGCATGCGCTTCGGCGGCCGTCTTTTGTGCTTGCGCCATGCGATGGATGGCACCGGCCTTGCGTTCGATCGTACCAGCGTGCTTTTCCTCGACTTCGGCCGCAAGGCGCTGCGTCGCCAGTGCTTTGGTTTGCATCGCCATCGGGTCCGCCGGCGGCTGCATCATCGCCAGCACCCGCTGCTTGACGCGCGAAGATAGAGGGGAAAGTTCGATCAAGACTTGGGGCGGAATGGCACCCGGTGGATATTGTCGCAGCACGTCGTAGGCGTCCTGCATTAAGTTCGCTTCATCCGGCCCTTCATCGAGCGTGATCTCGACGTTGAGATTGCCGATCGCATTGACGATGATCGGGCGTCCGAACTCGTCGAGATCAAGGCCGTTGATTTGGATGAAGTGGGCGAGCCCCTCATTGTCGGTTATCCGAATGAAGCGTTCGGCCTGCCACGTACGCTGAATGATGTTCCAGATCGAGCGATAGACGCGCTTCTTCCAATTCTTGTAATTGCGCAGATAGGAGCCGAGTTCGGCGATACCGGCTTTCTGTAGCAAATTGATGGCGACGCCGGAATGGTCGCCGGGGACATCACGCGTGATCAGATCGGGCGTTACGTTGGCGAAGCTATCCATCTCCGCGCGTGAGTCCTGCATCAATGCAAGTTGATGCGACAGATCGGCAGTCTTGTCCTTTTCCTTCGGTTCTTCAAATCCGGGGTTGACTTCAACCCAGCCGTCGGGCCGCACCATCTCCCGGCGCGCCCTCTCTACGTCATCCACCGCGCCTTTTTGCGCGGTGACGCGGGTGACGTTCGACATATGGAGCGCTTTTGAACGGCGCTGATTGAGTTCGTCCTGCGGACCTTTAAGATTGCGGATGAAGCCGTAGCGGTCGCCATCATGATCGACGTTGGCTGACCACATGACGAAGCGGTTCATGGGTTTGTTGCGCTCGTCGAGGAACGGCGAGACGCCCTGATCGAGCATCAGCATCGAACAGAAAAACGCCCAGTACCATTTGCCGCGATTGCGATACCACATCTCGACGAGACGCAGCCGCTTTTCGTTGACGTAAATCCACTTATATTCGCGATCTGCGTGCGTGGTGAGGTCGAAACCCGTTTCGACCATGAGGCTGCGCAGTTCGACTTCTTTATCGGGAAAGAGTTCAACTGCGGCCTCGACATCGAGCCATTTGGCAATGCCCAAATAGCGCGCGTCGGAAAAATCCGGCTTGAAAGAACGCGGATCATAAAAGAAATCATCGCCGAACACGAAATCCATGCCGACATCGGGATCGGCATGATCGCCCTCGACGAGCTTTAATTCGACGCCAGCGATGCCTTCGATTGCCGCTTGGCCAGCGCAATAGGGATCGATGAACTCCCAATCGGCGCCGTCGAGTATCGCGCGCACGCATTGCGTGGCGATATCGGCGCCATCGGCATTGCGCGGGTTGCGCGGGAACGCCTTCGGGTCCTGGCGTAAGCGCTGAACGATGCCGACGATCTGGTCGACTTTGCGGCCGACGCGATTGAACGTGACGATCGGCTGACGGCGCGCCCGCAAAATGCGGATTTCTTCCGGCGTCCATTGCGCGCCATGATAATAGTGCCTGGCCTGCCGCTGTTCTTCATATTCGAGAACCTTGGCAGAGAGATAATCGATGTAGCCTTGCCGCAGCCGTGAAACGGGCCAGAAGCCGGTTTCTTCGCCGGACCAATCGAAATCATCCGGCGCATTCGTCGACCATGATCCTAACGTGCCGGTTTGAGAGGTGAAGTTTTCGAGCATCGGCGCGCGTTGTTCCCGGCGACTGTTGCAGGCCGCGTGTTGAGATGCGCGCGACTACTGGCGCGTACGTGGAAAAAAATCGGTCTTAAGCAACTCTTCCTGTCGGCGATGGCGCCAAGTGTTCAGCACATCTCGCAGCTCGTTCGCATTGGCATAGCCTTCGCCGATCATGCGCGAGACGATGACAGCGCCGAATTCATGAACGAGAGCGCGGAACGGCGGCGTCATCGCGTCGATTGCCGCCATGACCTTAACCGAATCTGGATCGCTCATTGCCGCTGGGCAGCAACGTCCGCGAAATACTCGTTGATCTCGTGCATGAGCGCGTCGATCTTGGACAGATCGGCTTCGCTGGGCTCGTCGCCCTCATCAAGGGCGGCGTCATAGACCAGCGTGTCAATGACGTGTTTGCCCCCAGCATAGAAGAAGCGCTTGAAAGTCTTAACGAGATCGGGATGCGTTTCTGGCGGGATCAACTGTTCCAGGATAGCGGCCCACCCGGTCTTCATGATCTTGCTGGTCAGCATTCGGGATTATAACCTTGCGCCATCCCCTTGCGGGGCACCGGCTTTTACCATTCCTAGCTGGTGCTTTGTCAAGGTTATAATCCCCTCAGCATTTCGCGCGGCATTTCAAGCTCCCCCGAATGGCCGAATGAAGCCAAGCTTAAGGCCGGTACGCAGCACGATCGTTTGATAAGACAGATCGTGGAAGGGCGGCAGCATGCAGCCAATGGCGAGCCAGGACGAGCATTGCAACGCGTTGCTGCGCGCAAGCTTCAAACGCTTCACGAAATATATTCCTTTGCGATCTTCGGATATTTCGGCGCGCTGCGGGAGGGACGCAACGACTGCGCTGGCTCAGCATGATGCTCGACAGCGCCGTGATGCAAGCGCAGTGTCGCCGAATGGCGCTCGCCCTCGTCTGTGGAGCGGCTTTCCGAGCGCTCGACCACGCCGCGACCGTGAAAGGCAACCGGATGGCCGGACTTGAGCCGGCCGACGATCGGCTTGCCGTCGGCGCCTTTGAGCTTCATTAGATGGTGATGCTCAAGATACACAGCGACGCCTTTTTCGTCGGGATCGGGTTCGAGCTTTCGCTTTGACTTTGGCTTGCGCAGATCAACCGACAGATAGTCGCGTGCGATCTTTGGGTATTTCGGGGTGAAACTCTTCTGCTTGATCGAAGGGTATTTGCGCGCGACTTTCTTGCGCACCCGCGCCTTGAGCGCTGGTGTGCCATTGGCGGAAACGCGCGAGAGGGCGTCGCGCGCATGGCTCTCATTTTCGATCGGATAGGAACGATCGGGACCGGCGAAATCTCTGACGGGAAGTGCGTTGCGTCTTTTCGCGGTGAGTTTGCTCATGGCGTCAATCCCCAACGGCGGCCGCCTTGTAATCCTGTAATCCAACGGCGCACATCGGCAACCACTTCGTCGGCGTCATAGAACGGCACGCTGTTCGTTATTGTGTGCCGCGCGCACCCGTATTCGAAGACGATGCCGTAACGGGTCACCTGGTTTTCATCCTCGGTGCGAAAGCACGTGACTTTTGCTTCTGCGGGCAGCTTGGCGTTGATTTCGTGCGCCAAGCTGCGTTGCTGCGCATCGGAAACCAGCAATTTGATCGCCATCAGAGCGTCTTGAAGCTGTCCTGGGGGATTTCCTCTTCCGGCATGCGATAGCCGTCATGCGGCGTTTTCTTTTCCGGCTTCTCCTTGAGCCACGGCCGGCTCATGGCGGCATAGCGCCAGTCGTCCGCGGCGTGATCCTCGGAATTGGTGTCCAAGTCCTCAGCGCGGTGCGGATCGTGCTGCAGCACTGGGATCGTGCGGATCGAAGCGGGGCATGTGGAAAAGCAATAAATCATCGGGACGCCGCCTTCGCCGATCATGCGGGCGCGAAGCTGATCCCAGCCGCCCATCGGGCCGCCGCGATCGCTACCTTGCGCGCGGGCAACACGTGCGTTGTCCGCTTCGCGAAACGGCGGAAGACCAGCTTTCAGCAAAATCGCATTGATGCGTTCGGCAATCGAGGGGCCGCCATCTTCCTTGAACGTGGAAGGGTCAAGGACGCCGTACGCAAGTTTCGGATCGCCTTTTTCTCGCTCGACGATGCGGGCAGCCACCTGTTCGGCCGTGAGCTTTAAGCCTTTGCCTGGAACACTGGCGCCGTAGTCCTCACGGTAGCGAACAAGTGCTCCGCGCGGAAGAACACACGTGCTTGTGTTCCAGTCAGGCGAAACGTTATTCCCAAATCGCCTGTTTTCTTGATCTGCGCCATCCTGATGTTTTCGATCTTTCCAGTCACCCAAGCTTTCTGAAGCCATGTCGGCAAACGGCGCAGAAGGGACGGCTGCTGAGCCCATTCCACATAAGGGGAAATCATCTTGGACGACGGCCCACCATCCGATGCTAAACGGAGAAGCGGAGCCCCAGTCGCCAGAGCGAAAACGGAGCCAATGCCGCGGAATAGCGAACGGCGCGATAACATGCTTGCTCTCGCTCCAGCAATCGAAGAAAGCGCCTTCGATCGCGGTCCAATCGCCCTGTAGCCACGCTTTGACGAGCTGTGTCGAGCCGACGAGGTGCAACCGTCCGACATAGCCCGGATCGCGGGCCATCAAAATCAGGTTGTCTCTTAGCCGAGATGGAATGACCGCGACAAGGTGCGTCTCGCCGGTTGGTAGATCACGCTTGAGCACTTTCGGCCGCGATGGGAACGGCGCCAGTCCATAGCGATGACGCAACCAATGTTGACCAGCGCCACCCGGATTGGCGGTCAGGATCAGTTGAACTGGGATGCCGTGCGCGGAGCGCAGCACGCCGAACAGCCGATCGATCGGCGTCGAGTCGGGATAATGGCCCGCTTCTTCGACCCAACCATCAGTAACGTTGCGGCCCTGGTATTCGTTGGCGTCCTTGACGTTCTCAAGATAGGCGAAGCTGACGCGGCCGCCGTTCGGCATTCGCCAGCGTAACTTTTGCTCATTGAAGCGGCCGCCCAATGGACCGTAAATCTCTTTGGAGCGCTCAATGGCGTCTTCCGCCGATACCGTCGTGCGGCGAAACATGATGGCATTGAAGCTATGACCGTAAATGCGCTCTTTGATAGCCCATTTGCCGAGCACACCATCGGTCTTGCCGCCGCCGCGCGCGCCGCCAAAGAAGATTTCTGGCAGCGGGCAGTCAATCAGCGCCTTCTGCGGTCCGGGCTGCGGACTCCACAGGTTGATCCGTATCTTCTCCGGCGTGCTGCTTGAGCCATTCTTCCGGACTGAGAGGTTTGTCGCTGATGTCATAGGTGACGTTCAGCGCCCCTTCGATCGGCTGCGTCGGCTTGCCAAATCCGCGATCGAGCATCGCCCCCGCAGCGCCGGCGCGTCCGCTCGCCGAAGCGCGCTTGTCGCGCATGATCTTAACCAGCGTTTCGATCGCTTCGCCGGCATAACTGCGGGCGAGCTCACGAACGCCGTTCAAATCTTTCGGCCGCCCTCCAGGATTGCCCGACTGGCCTTTTTGGAACGGGCGGCCGCGAACCTTCTTGACTGTTCCACCGCTGTTTTCAGCGGCTTGCGGCGTCGATGGGTTGCTGGTCTTTGCCGCCATACTTGTCCGCGAGATGGCGCGTATGCGCCCGATCCGAAATCACGCCGCGCTTGCGCAGCTTGTTAATGCGCTTGTTGGCGGTTGCGATCGCGATGCCTTCATCCACGCCGGACCGCAACATTGCATTCGCTTGCCGGGCCGCACTTGTCGCCTCTTCCCGTGACAGCGAATGATTATGCCGCACCGCGAATTCCTTGCCGGTCCAAGGCATCAGCCATAACGCCGCGAACTGGGACCGCCGTAAATGGGACCGCTCGGTTGCACGGGCCCGCGCGCGCGTCTCGGCGTATCGAGCTTCTGCTTGGAGGGTTTGGTGCCGGCCGGAAAGTCAGGCTCTTGGAATTCTCGATCATCGATCTCGTCGGCACGGGGCTGGCCCTTGACGCCCTTGCGCTTCATGAACGGCTTGAGTGGATTACGTTCTTTACGGGGCCGCGCAAAAGGATCGCGCTCATTGATCGCGTTGGTGCTCACTGCACCTTGCGCCGTACCCGCGCCTTCATCGCGTTCCTCTTTGCTTCCTGGCATGCGCGAAGGCTGCGCCTTGGCGCCGCGCTGCGCTTTCAAGCCCATGCGTTCGGCTTGACGCGAAGAGATCATGCCGCGCCGAACTAAACTCTCCACCGATTCAGCCATGAGGTGTTTCCTTCGATGCGATGCTAACGATCACGCGTAAACTGTCCTCCCTGGATGGCAGCAGCAAGCGCCGTCAGATCGCAGGTGATCTCGGATTTCTCTTCGTGGAACGCTTCCGGCCGATGATGCCGCGGAACGTTGTTGCGGACCCGATCACGGATGCGCTCGATTTCTGCCACCACATCGGCCACGTTCATGGCGCATATACGTCCACGACAGAAAATAAAACCCGCCGCGGCGAGTAACGCCGGGCGGGCTCAAAACCTTTTTCAGGCCTCGCGAGCATGTCAAGAAAGCGCCCCCTTGGCAAGGGGCGCTGATGTCTCTTTGTTTTTTCTTGATTTTTTTAGCAGCGCACCGGCGCGCCCGCGCTGCGGCTTGAGCGGCAAAGGCCGTGATGTTCCAATAGCTTGCGACCTAAAAACGCGGGTTGGAGGCGGCGTTTCAATCCATGGCGTCGCCGGCGCCGCAGGCGGCAACGCATGATGTTCCGTTAATCTCAGTGTCCCCGCGAGCGCGCGCAACGCTTGGTGCCATAGCAAATAATCCGCACGCGCCAGCACCACTTCGATCGGCGATGGCGCCCATCGCAATGGACAGTAAGACCCTGTCGTATAAAGGTTCTTGCCTTTGCATTTACCGATGATCTTGGCGAGATTACTCCGCTCGGCGAGCGTCGGCACCGGCCGCATCTGTTCGGTGCGCCAATCCGGGCGCGTGGCTTTGATTGCATGCGTGACGACAAGAGCCGCAACGTTCACAGTGTTGATGAGCAATACATCGCGTTGCACTTGCCTGTCCACGCGTGCCGAAACGCCGCGACCATCCTCGGAAACGCTGATCTTCGCATTTGTCGGTCTGTCGCTCTGAGAGTGAAATCCCATGCGCACGTCATTGACGGCAACCAACGCTGCTAAATCATTGGCGACCAGGCGAAAATTCGCGCGCCAGTCAAAAGCCATGCGGCCGAGCTGACCGACGGCGATCTCGATCAACTCGGCGTCACGATGGGGAAGTCCAAAATGAGGATAGCGTTGTGCCGCGCCATGACCAGGATCGGGATTGACGCCGCCCAGCGAGCCATATTGCGCCAGGCGATCCCATATGCCCTCCGCCGACGATATCTTTCGTTTAGAAAGCTCGTCCAGATAAGCCCACTGTAATAACTTTTCGATCTCGACGGTTTTTTTCACAAGCCCTCTCTTGGTTCATAGACCTTCGGCGGCACGACGCCGCTCGAAACGTAGAGCGTGCCCCGCGAAACGGTGAGATGACGTCCGTAGTGTTCGCCCGGCCGAGAGAGCGAGATGATGCTGGCGGTGACGGTGAAGGCTGCTCGATCACGGGCGATGATGCCCAAAAAATCGCAGGCGCGTTGAAAGCACTCGTCCGCCGACGAATGTGAGACTTGCACGAAATCCTTGGTGACGGTGACACCGCTGCCATGCGGACCGGAAGCAACGAATCCGCAGAGCGTGCGCGGCAGGAGAAAGCCGACACGGACTTCCCAGCCCGATGGCGCACGCCGGGCCTGCCGCTCATTGATTTCATGCAGGCGATCGAGAAGCGGTCGCTTTGGCGATTGGCGCCGCAAGGTTTTGCGAAAACCGGTTACACGCCGGCCGTCAGCCAGAATGACAGGCGTGCGCCCGCTCATGCAGCCCCTCTTTGGGCATGCGGCCCAGCCCGCAACGCTAAACTGATGAACTCCGCCAGGCCGCACCCCGCGCGCGGCTCCTCGTATGAGCTTTAAATTCTTATTGATATATTAAGATGTTGCCGGCGCATCTTGCGCTTTCGGAAGAGCTCGCAAAAGGGCGGTAGGGACCCAAAAGCGAGTCGAGCCGCCGCAGTCTGCGACCATAACGTTTGTGGCATCGCTGCAAGGAAAATCTACGATCGTGACCTCAAGATAGGCGCGATCCCCTGGCCTCAAAAGCAGCGCGTGACTGTCGGCAGTTGCCATGCCCTTCCCTCTCGGGACGAGCCCTATACGCCATTTTTTTGGAAAAATCCAGTCTCTCTATAGGCTTGCATCAACATGCTATCAAAATAGATAAGCGAGCGACATTCGATGTTATTCAAAGAGCGTTGCCTTGTTCTCAGCGCCGCGCGCTTGTCGACGCCTAAGGCTTGACCTTCGCCGACAGAATCGCATCGATCTCGACGAGCTGCCTGCGATATGGCGTCACCGCGGCATTCACCAATTCGTTCAGCAACTCCTCCACCGTTTGCCCAGGCTTGATGAGCTTGCTGCGCTGCCGTCGAATCGTCATGCACGTGATCTTGATCGCCCATTCCGGCTGGCCGGCGACGGTTTCGAGATATTGAGCCGCAAGTCCCATGCTCGTTTCTTCGTCGTACTCAAGCGGCAGGATCGCGAGTAACACATCAATCAGCGCGTCACGGGATGACTTCGGCGCCGGCTCTACCGCGCTACGTAGTTCGGCACCGCGATGTTCCAGCGCCGATCGTTCGGTTTCCGTCAAC